AATCAACCTTCCGAGAAAATTGTAGAACTACTTGATAAGATTTGCGAAGATAAAATTCAGGAAGTACTTAATAAAGTATGTAATGAAATTTCAGAATACACGCATGCGTTTGACACTAAGATTAATTTTAAGCGAGAAGCAATTGCGGAGACGGGTGTCTGGGTTGCAAAGAAGCGGTATGCGTTAAATGTTTCCAATAATGAGGGTGTACAATATAAAGAACCCAAATTAAAGGTTATGGGTCTGGAGATTGTTAGATCATCTACCCCCGAACCTGTGCGAGATGCTCTACGAGGCGCGGTTAAATTAATTTTAACTACAGATGAAGAAGTAGTGCAGAAATATATTATGGATTTTGAGAAAGAATATAAACAACATGCACCAGAATTAATTGCATTTCCTCGAGGGGTAAATGGTCTGGGAAAATATTCTGACAGAACAAATATATATAAGCAAGCGACTCCTATGCACGTCCGAGGCGCCCTTCTTTATAATTTCTATCTTGACAAGTTTAATCTTGGTAAAAAATATGAACGTATAAAGGAAGGAGATAAGATTAAATTTATCTATCTCAAAGAACCCAATACTATAGGTGAAAACTGTATAGCATTTAATACCGTTATACCTTCTGAAATGGATTTAAAGAAATATTCAGATTATGATTTGATGTTTCAGAAATCTTTCTTAGAACCATTAACCACAATTTTAAATGGTATTGGTTGGACCGCAAAACCACAAGCAACGCTAGAAGGATTATTTGGATGAAAAAACTATTTTTACTTTTGCTATTACCATTTGCAGTATTAGCAAACCCTATCGACGATAAGTGTCCGCAATTTGTTTTCAACGGCGCACCTGTTAGTAAACTAACAGAGACACAATACTTATGCAAAAAGAATTATGCTATTCATTATAGATACAATACTAAGACTGCCGAGTATGTTGTAGAACATATTACATTGGCAAACATTACCGGTCCTGCTAAACGTAAAGATGATTTTAGACCGGACTTAGAATTACCTGAAAAACATAGAAGTGTATTATCTGATTATGCGGGGCAACCATATGACCGAGGACATTTATCCCCAGGAGCAGATAACAACGCAAATGATATTTACATGAGCGAAAGTTTCTTTCTAAGTAATATGGTTCCGCAAGTTCCGAACCACAATCGAGGCATTTGGAAACAATTAGAAACCGCAGTACGTAGTTGGGTCAGAGAAGGTAAAGACATATATGTTGTAAGCGGAACAACATATTCAGCGGAATATCTTAAAATAGGTAAAGGCGAAGTTGGGGTGCCGACTGGCTTATGGAAAGTAATTATAGATGCAAAAACTAATAAAGCAATTGCATTTGATTTTCCCAATGCTCCTTTGCCAGTAAAAGATTTGCCTAAGTATGCTACGACTGTTAGAGCAATTGAACAAAAGACGGGACTAAATTTTCATCCGAAGTTGAAAGACGATACAGTTGAAACCGCAGTACCCAATTTAACAGAATGGTCAGGAGTACAATAAATGAAATTACTAATTACGTTATTTTTAAGTTTATCTATGATTGGTTGTACATCAATTAAAGATAAAGTTCCCAGTTTCTGGGATGACAATCAAAGTAAAATAAGTATAGATATTAGGCAAGAAATAAATCATTTGGATTGTTCGCAGCCGCATCTACCCCAAATCGAAAAAATTCAAAGTAAGATAGAGTGGTTCTTATTATATTCGGAAAGCAAACAAACTAAAGATGTATTAAAATTACTAAATCCTATGTCGGAGACTGTGGGTGATTTTTATACTAGAAGTAAGGAAAAAGAAGGTAGCGAAGCTTATTGTAACATTAAAAAGAAAATAATGTCTGCTCAAGCAAAATTAATAGCAGAAACTATACATGGGAGATTTTAAATGGATCTGAAAGAAATTGCAAAATGCGGGCAACCTTGGGCGGAAGAAAAGGCTAAAATTGCATTAGAATTACAGGAGCAATATAAAGCTAAAACTATTGCTAAAGATGAATATGTAGAATTGATCAAAGATATGGCAAGAATGGAATCGTTGGATGAGGTTTCTTCTGATATGAAATTAAAAACAGCTTTGGTAACCGCACTCTTTGTTTTAGTACAGATAGTATAGACAAGCGCAAATTTAGAATATATAATGTAGTATTATAAGGAGTTTATATGTCGTTACTTGAAAAATTGAAAAAGAATTCTACAATTAAAGAAACTGAAGTTTTGAATAAATCCAAATTCTTTGGTAAGAAGGATATGATTCAAACATCTGTTCCTATGGTAAATGTTGCCCTTTCGGGTAGCTTAGAAGGAGGTTTGACTCCGGGGTTGACGGTGTTTGCAGGGCCATCTAAGCATTTTAAAACTGCATTTTCTCTGCTATTGGCGAAGTCTTATTTGGACAAATATGAAGATGCTATTGTACTGTTTTATGATTCTGAGTTTGGTAGTCCTCAGTCTTACTTTGATTCTTTCGGTATTGACACCTCCCGAGTTTTACATACTCCAATTACGGACATTGAGCAACTAAAGTTTGATATCATGTCTCAGATTAACAATCTTGAGCGCGGAGATCATATAATTATTGTTGTGGATTCTGTAGGTAATCTTGCTTCTAAGAAAGAAGTAGATGATGCGTTGGAAGGAAAGTCTGTTGCAGATATGACTCGAGCAAAACAGATGAAATCTTTGTTCCGAATGATTACACCTCATTTAACTATTAAAGATATCCCTATGGTAGTTGTAAACCATACCTATGCAGAGATTGGTCTTTATCCTAAGCAGATTGTTTCTGGCGGGACAGGAATTTATTATTCCGCCGACAACATCTTTATTATTGGTCGTCAGCAAGAAAAAGATGGTACTGAAGTTACAGGTTATAACTTCATTATTAATGTTGAGAAATCTAGGTTTGTTCGAGAGAAATCTAAAATTCCTGTAGAAGTATTATATGAAGGCGGTATCAGTAAGTGGTCTGGTCTTTTGGATGTGGCATTAGAAGGCGGATTTGTAACTAAGCCGTCTAATGGTTGGTATTCACTTAAAGGCGAAGAAAAGAAATATCGCAAAGTAGATACTTATACTAAAGATTTTTGGATGCCGGTATTAACCTCAAAAGACTTTAGAGAATTTATAGAAAATCGTTATCAGATGGCAACCGGTGATCTGATGTCTAGCTCATTTGATGATACTGATTTAGAAGAGGAGTTTACAAATGCAAGTGAAGTATGAACCCTGGCAAGTAGTAAGAGATGACAAAGAACATTGGGGAGTAAGAATTCTTGAAGGAAAATTCAATGAATTGGCTCTTGCAATAAATGATGTTAAAATGGCAGATGACGATGGAGTTTCTGTAGACTATGACATTATTTACTCTCTATTACCCATAGAAGAAGTTACTGAAAGTCAAGAATTCAATGATACTCTATCTTTTATTATCCAAGACATTTTAGTAAAGGCTATGAATGAGCACGAAAATAGAAACAGTAATACTGCAAAACTTAATACATGATGATGAATATATGAGGAAGGTAATCCCGTTTCTTAAGCGGGATTATTTTTTAGATACAAATGACAAAATCATTTACGACAAAATTACTGCATATATCGAAGACTACAATTCTTTACCATCTAAAGATGCTCTAGTCATTGCCATACAAAATGATAAAAATTTAAATGAAGATCAATATACCGATGTATTCAATTATGTGCAACACTTAGAAGCAACGGATCATAATAAAGACTGGTTGTATAAAGAGACAGAAAAATTCTGCAAGGATAAGGCTGTTTATAATGCAATTCTAACATCGGTTGCTATTTTAGATGGCAGAGATAAATCCAAATCCGAAGATGGAATCCCCTCCTTACTGCAAGATGCGTTAGGAGTATGCTTTGACAATAATGTAGGGCATGATTATATTCTAAATGCAGATAAGCGGTATGAGTTCTATCATAAAGTAGAATCTCGCATACCGTTTGATTTAGAATACTTTAACAAGATCACAAACGGTGGCATGCCTAATAAGACTTTAAATGTAGTCTTGGCGGGAACTGGCGTAGGTAAAAGTTTGTTCATGTGCCATGTAGCAGCAGCTGCACTAAGTCAAGGTAGGAATGTTCTGTATATTACACTTGAAATGGCGGAAGAAAGAATTGCGGAACGTGTTGACGCAAATTTAATGAACATTACGATGGATCAGCTAAAAGAATTGCCGAAGGCATTATTCGATAATAGAATGGATAAGATTAAAGGCAAGACACAGGGTAATCTAATTATTAAAGAATATCCTACTACTGGCGCACACGTAGGTCATTTCAAAGCACTGTTAAATGAGTTACAATTAAAACGTCAATTTAAACCGGATCTTATTGTTATCGACTATTTAAATATTTGTGCCAGTTCAAGATTAAAAGCAAGCTCGGGTGTTAATTCTTATACGTTAGTTAAATCTATTGCGGAAGAACTTCGCGGATTGGCGGTTGAAGAAAATGTACCTATTCTAAGTGCGACACAAACTACAAGAACTGGTTTTGGAAATACAGATGTAGAGCTAACCGACACTTCAGAATCATTTGGCTTACCTGCTACTGTTGACTTTATGTTTGCGTTAATTTCCACAGAAGACCTTGAGAAAATGAATCAATTGATGGTCAAGCAATTGAAGAATAGATACAATGATCCTACATTAAATAAAAGATTTGTAATTGGTGTTGATCGAGCAAAGATGAAGTTATATGATCTCGAAGAATCTGCACAGAAAAATATTTCAGATTCTGGAAATCCGCAAAGACAGTCTTTGCCGAAATATGATAAGCCTCCGCAGTCTAGAGATAGTATGCAAGTAAACAAGGATATATTTACAGCCAACAAGCGTGATTTTTCAAAGATTAGATTATGAAATCTTTAAAAAATACTAGGTTGTCTTCTACTAGGTTGCAAAATGCGGAAACCGAAGTATTAGTACAATTAGATAGTCCAATTGCTATAAGTATTAATGATATTATACCAATGGGTAAAAAAATTAGTTATGTAGAGAATACGCAAGAATCTAAGGTATCAGAAAAATTTAAAAATGATATGATATGGCAGGAAATCCTTAAAAATACTAAATAAATAAAAGATAGCATATTCGAAAGGTGTAATATGAATCTTACTATACTAGGGGCAAAAGATATAAAATTGACAAAAATGCTAAGGATGGCAGCAAAATCCTTCGCACACAAATTACTAACCCCGCAAATGATAAAACATATAACACTAGAAGTACATATATGTGATAAGTTATCTGCAGGCGCATATTGTAATATTGCCGACGATTTGCCAATACCTAGAAAATTTTTAGTAGAGATTCATAGAACAAGAAAAAAAATTCATATGTTTACCGCACTTGCGCATGAAATGGTTCATCTTAAACAATGGGCCAAAGGTGAAATGAAGGAAAAGATAAGAAAAACTAAATACATTACTGTTTGGAGAGGCGAAACATATGAGGATGACGTGTCCTATTGGGATCAACCTTGGGAGTTCGAAGCATATGGACTACAGGAAAGTTTAGTTGCTAAGTTTTTAACAGAACATAATCAATTTAAAAATTTAAGACAGCGCCAAGAAGATTGGTTTGTGTATGATGATCTAGAAAATAGGGATTAAAAATGTAGTTAACTAGGAGTAAAATATGGGAGAAATGATTTTTTCGTTGTATGATCTCATACAAATAGGGTTGATGTTGTTAGCTTGCTATTGTTGCAAAGCATACGGATATCAACAGGGAATTTTAGAAACACTTGAGTACTTTGAAACAAATGGAGTAATTGACATACCTACAGAAGATACAATCGAAGAAGAAAAATAGCAATCTGTTAATAATACCCTAGAGAAACATTCTGGGGTATTATTTTGGCTAAAAATAGTGCTTGACTTCTTGTCCAAAATATGCTATAATAGAGGTATAGTGGAGGAGCAGATATGAATTTTACAATAGGACAGACGGTAGCAATTCAAACTAAGATGCGGTCGGTGCTTCTTGGAGAGGATTACAAATTTGTAACATTTACGGGCAAGGTGGTGCCGAACCCAAAATGGGTAGATACCGACTACGTCTGTGTTTTTACAGGTGATCCGAATCACCCTACCTCCGTCATTCATAAAAAATTTATTGTGGGGCATACGTTCTCAGAAGCTAGAACAAGTGAACGAATATTTCAGGTCAAATCCAAATCAACTGGCAAGACATATATGGTCATGTCGGAAAACGGAACAGTTTCCTGTAATTGTACGGGATATCAATTCCGTAGAAAATGTAGCCATTCTGACAAAGTTAAGCAATTTATCCAAAAAGATGAATCAAATGCTTGACTTTCTATCCGAAAGGCTATATAATTATGTTGTGGTGTAAAAATTTGATGTTATTATTTTATTATGGAGATTTAAATTATGTCTAAATTCACAGTTGCCGGTGTTTCTACTCAAAATGGTATTACCAAAGTTCGTTTTGCGAACGATATTGTTTCCCGTACTAAGCTGCTTGCGAAGGGCGGTCATTCTCCTCTAGAGCTCGTACAGTTGCCAAATGCTATGACGAAGGCAGAAGCTTGTCAGTATCTGCTTGATCTAGGTGGAGTGTTTGCTAGCGATGTTGATCTTATTACAGAGACAATGGGTAAGAAAAATGGTACGCCGATTGTACAAGCTAAAGCAAAAACTAAGCCAGTAAAAGTAGTAGCAAAACCTGCTGCAAAGTCTAAGCCGATTAAAGTTGTTGCACATAAAGTGCAGGAAGAGGATCTTGTAATTACAGAGATCAAAGAATTGGCGGCATAAATAATAGACAATGAACGTGAGTGACGGCGCCTTCGGGCGCTGTTATGTCTTTTAAGGAGTAATTATGCTAAATGAAAATATAACTAAAGTCGGTATCGTTGGGCTAGGTTTTGTTGGTGGGGCAATTGCACAAAATATGTCCTGTGAAATTCGCATCGTAGATAAAGACCTAACTAAATCTACGCATACATATGCTGAACTTAAAGAATGCGATGGCATCTTTGTATGTGTACCTACTCCTATGAGTTTTGATGGAGTGTGTAATACTTCAATTTTGGAAGAAGTATTAGATAATTTGAAGGATTGCTCCGGTCCAATTATTAGTAAATGCACCGCACCGCCCACGGTGTATACTAAATTATCCAAACAGTATTCGAATTTGATCCACGCCCCAGAATTTTTAACTGCCGCAAATGCAAAACAAGATTATCAGTATGGTAAATTTGCAGTCATAGGTGGATCTAATAGCACACATATGAATAAGGCAGAAAGTATTATTCGTATTGGACAAAGAAATTTAATTAGTGTTGCCCATGTTACAATTGAGGAAGCGGCATTGATGAAATATGGAATCAATACTTTTCTCGCAACTAAAATTGTTTTCATGAACGAATTGTTTATGCTATGTAGTAAACTTGAAATAGATTATAATAACATTTCTTCACTAATGAAGCTAGACTCTCGTATTGGATCTACACATATGAAAGTTCCAGGACAAGATGGTTTAGGATTTGACGGAATGTGTTTTCCTAAAGATACTAGTGCGCTTTATTCTTTTGCAAAAGCAAATGGCATTGATATGGAACTGTTAGGGCATACTATTGAAGTCAACAAAAAGTTAAGAAAAATTGGTAGCAAATAGTCAAAGAATGTAAAATGCAATGAAAGAACTACTCAAAGTATTACCACTTATTTTATCTAACTTTGGTATAGTAGTTAGGTTGCTTAAGATGCTACCAATGATACTATTAGGTTTGACAGTTGTGGGCGTAATAGGTTACGGAATTTATTATTACATAACAAATTCTAAGGATCCGTATAAATGTTTCAATGGTGAAATTTATGAAAAGATGACATTCGATTCTAATGTATATCAATTCAAAGGCGGGTATTGCGTAAATTCAAAAGATTAAGAATTCCTTATAAAATGCTTGACAGAAAAGTAATTTTATGTTAAAATATATTTAAAGCGGAAGTGATGTAATGGTAGCCATGCGGGTCTTAGAAGCCCGTGCCGAAAGGCGTGAGAGTTCGAGTCTCTCCTCCCGCACCAAACACCTGGCGTTAGTACAACGGATAGTACAGGGGATTTCTACTCCCTCGATGTGGGTTCGATTCCTGCACGCCGGACCAAATTATTGATTAGGAGATATTATGAGTAATAAGGTTAAAGCTGTTAAACGTACTGCTGTAGTATTTGCAATCATTATATCTGTACTTTTATTGCTTGTTGGATTTTTTGCAGAAGCGTCTGCTCAATTTGTAGCATGGACAATCATTATAGGAATAATCGCATCTTACTTTTGGTTAGTATATTCCGTTATTTTGAGCCAAATGAATTATAACGATAGTATCAAAGACAAAGAAGTTGAATAGTGTATAGGAGAGTTGGCCGAGCGGTTAAGGCAGCAGTTTGCTAAACTGTCGTTCAGAAGTGGATGCATAGGTTCGAATCCTATACTCTCCGCCAGAATATACTCCGGTAGTGTAATGGTAGCACGACGAGATTTATAACCTCGATTCGCTAGATAGGCGGTTAGAGAAGGTTCGAGTCCTTCCCGGAGTACCAAATTAGAAGGTAATTAATGTTTAAAGTATATTGGACTGATCATCAGGACACGTCGTATGGCAAACAATTTGAAAAAATGACAGAGGCTTTGAAGTTTACACAAGATCTACGTAACGTGTATCAGCGTAAATTTGTTACCATGGTAAGTGAGAACCCTGACTGCACTAGCCTTTTAGGTGTAAGCGAAGTTAATGCTAATTATGATTTTAAAAAACGCAGAACTTAATTGATTGCTACTAATTCTTCAAGCCCATAAAAATAGTCTTTAAGTATTTCCAATTCAAGATTACAAATTTTAATACGTGTATTGAAATCTTCAAATTCCTGTTTACGTTGTTTTATTTGAAGTTGAACAACATCTAACAGTATATTGCGATTTTTATTTTTTGAATTTATTCTACGTATAACTTTTTCTAGTTGTGATATATATTGCTCACATACTATAATATTGTTAGCCATATCAACTTTAATTTGATTAATTTGGCCAACCATAATAGTAATTAGATCATCGTTTTCGGGATTAAAATTTGGAACAATTGCATGTAACATTTGTGCGATATGATCTAATGCCGATTGTTTAATATTTTGATTTGAATCCGCTTCACCTAATAGATCATATTCTTTTCTGCGAATAGGATCAATCAGAATTTCGTATGCTAATTTTATGCGTTTGAATACTTCCTCGTCCCCACCTTTGTCGGGATGATGAATTTGCGCTAAAGATCTAAATTTGATTTTTATCTCATCTTCAGACGCATCAATTGATATTTCTAATTCTATATATGGATTCATGTTAAATATTTTTTAAGTATTTATTAGGAGTTAGAATGATATTTGCAACAACCAAGTCTCGCTGGTGTAGTGGCAGCACAGCAGTCTCCAAAACTGTTAGTCGCGGTTCGATTCCGTGGCGGGGCGCCATAGTTTTATTCACATCTTTAATTTTATGTTGTGCGAGTGCATACGCTAAACCACACAAGCATATTAAAAAGAAAAGAATAATTCGTACAGATACTACGAGTATTTTAGTATTCAATGATACTACAAAGACACATGAGTATATTAAGAATGGAAATAAAATTAGGCCTTTTGCAAGTGTTACTAAATTAATGACAGCAATGGTATCGCTTGATAATGATAAAGATTTAACTAAAGTAATGCAAATTAATTCAAATGTCGGCGGATCATTACCGAGAAAAAAGAATTTTACTAGATATGAGATTTTGAGTGCTATGTTAGTTAAGAGTGATAATTCTGCTGCAGAAACTTTAGCTAATGCATATCCTGGCGGAAGAAAAATGTTCATAGAACAAATGAATAGAAAAGCTTTAGAGTTTGGTATGATAAGTAGTTCGTTTGATGACCCCTCAGGTATAAGTGCTAAAAATCAAGCAACTGCTATAGATATAGGAACAATGGTTGCAAATGCTGCATCATATCCTATTATACGTGAGATTAGTACAAAGAAGCAGATTGAAATTGAAACAATTTATAAGAAAAAAATTAGAACAATTACTTTGAATAATACAAATAGGCCTGTTCTTTTTGAATTCAATACAATTGTTGTTAGCAAAACGGGATTTACTAGTCATGCGGGGTATTGTTTGGCTTTGGCAGTAGAACGACACGGACAAATGTATTCTGTCGTAATACTTGGAGCCAAAGATAAATATGAACGTATACGCAAAGTAGAGGATATTATGTACAATCATATTATAGATAACCGTAAAAAAGAGCTTGACGCCTAGCAAAAAAGGTGTTATAATTATATTAGACTCTTTTAGAAGATAACGATGAAACGATTAGATATCCAAGAAGTTAAAGCATTTATTGATACGCAATCGCAAGAGACTAAAATCTATCTAGGAGCAGATTCTGAAAGATATAAGCGTAACGGTAAATGGTATGCGGATTACACTATTGCAGTAGTAATACACATCGATGGGTGCCATGGATGTAAAATTTTTGGTGAAGTTCAAACAGAAATAGACTACGACGCTAAAAGTAGCAAACCTTCGCTTCGTTTGATGAATGAAGTATATAAGGTAGCGGAATTGTATCAAAAACTCATTGACGTAATTTGTGACCGACACGTAGAAATTCATTTAGATATTAATCCAAATGAAAAGCATAATAGCAACATCGTAATACAACAAGCAATAGGATACATTAAAGGTATGTGTAATGTGATTCCGTTGGTAAAACCTAATGCGTTTGCTGCATCATACGCAGCAGATAGATTAAAGTCTGTACTGGCGGTATAATATACGCCCCCTTAGTTAAATGGTATAACAGTTGATTTGTAATCATCAATTAGCAGTTCGATTCTGTTAGGGGGCACCATTTGGGAGATAAATATGGGATTAGTAGAAGCAGGAACTTTTTTGGGAGCAACAATTCTTTTTGGTTTAGGAATTGCAGTCATTGGTGTTGTGGTTATTTTTCTAAATAACATAATCCATAAATTCTGGAAACCTTTGAATTGGTTTAAATTTTTAGATTTCAATGACACAAAAATGTACCCTGTTCGTGTCCATAAAGAACCTACATTTGATGACATCAAACCAACTAAGACTAATAAGGAGTAACTATGGAAAAGACTTTACTAAAAGAAGATGGACCTAAGTGTGGATGTGGTCGTAGCCCGTCGGGGTATTGTATTGGTTGGCATAATTTATCTGAAGAAGCATATGCGGATAAACTAGAACAGTATAAAAAAGATACTGGCGAGTATAATAAGTAAGATTTGCGGGGTTGTCATATTGGTTGTGTCCTAGCCTTCCAAGCTAGTCAAAGGAGTTCGATTCTCCTACCCCGCTCCAGTTTATGAGAAAACAAAAAGACGAATCATATGAAAATTGGTCGGAGAGAGTTCGTCTTTTTGAATATGGCATTGCGATCAAACAAATATCTACAGGGATAGATGCAGAAATTGTTTTAGAATCCATGTCAAAAAGAATACAAGTAAAATTGTTACATTTTTTACTAAACGAAATTAATGAAAAAGTAAAAACATATTATGATCCAATTACTTCAAAGACCCGATATGAAGAAACGTATTTACGGCGGGCTAAACCTGCTGATCATATTTTGGATAACTAATGCTTGACAATTTTAATAGAATGTTATATAATATGTTTATTAATTAATGCCCGGGTGGTGAAATGGTAGACACAAGAGACTTAAAATCTCTCGCCGAAAGGTGTGCCGGTTCGAGTCCGGCTCCGGGTACCAAATTTGTAGTAAAATAGTTTTGGGCCTCTAGCTCATGCTTGGTTAGAGCAGCGGACTCATAATCCGTTGGTGCCGTGTTCGACTCACGGGAGGCCCACCATTTATAAAGGTAACACGATGGTAATTTTAAACGTAGAAAATATTGTAGACAAAGGTCGTTATACGTCTCAGCTTGCTGCTCAAAAAGCAGGTGGATTATATGATATGGTTTTAATTGCAAGTGCACGTGCTCGCGAATTAAAGAAACATCAATCCGCAGATACTGCTCGCAGTTTAATTAGTGCAGCAATTTCAGATGTAGAGGATGGCATTGCAGGGCGAGAATATTTGATTAAACATCAAAAAGATATTGTTAGTCAGCATCGCCGTCATAAATGAACAACTTGTAATTGACTTCTTTATTGAAGTCTGTTATAATTGTAATATAGTAAATAATTACTATAATTTTTTTTTATTTTAATGGAGATCATATGTTAAAAGATCGTATTTTGAAAGTACTAGAGTCTGGTCGTCAGTTTACTCCTTCGCAACTCGCAGGGTTGGCAGGTACTACTGAAGATTCAGTCCGTCCTCGTATTAGCGAACTTCGTGCTGAAGGGTTTGCTATTTACACAAACTCAACTAAGAATGGCAAAACTGCCTATCGCATGGGTACACCTAGCCGCAAAATGGTAGCAGCTGCGTATCAATTGCACGGTAGCGACGCATTTAGCCGCGGCTAATCTTAGATAGAATCTTACCTATATATTATGAGCATTTACAATTTTGATGATGTTGCATTCCGCAAAGAAGCAGATCGTATTTACAAAATTCGCGCACTTAAAGCTAGACCTTTAACTGATGAAGAGGCAGACATTGCAACCGCATATTCTAGCTGGAAGTATCAGAAGAATAAGAAGAGTTTAACTCCTCAGAAAGCTGCGAAGATTCGTAAAAAATTGCGTGAATGGCATAAGGCGAAAAAGGCAGATCCAAGTAAATTTGGTGATCTTGAATTCAAATCACTAAAAGCTCGGGTTGTTGCGTTTGAGAAAAAAGGTAAGATTCTTAAGTTTAATCTTACTCCTGAGTACATTCAAAAGATTTTTAATTCTTGCGACGGTAAATGTCAATTAACCGGATTAGCATTTAATATGGAAATCGGTACAAAGGCTAAGAGAAATCCGTATAGGCCTAGCGTAGATAGAATTAATTCTAATGCAGGCTACGTTAAAGGCAACATTCAAATAGTGCTAGCTATTGTGAATACAATGAAAATGGATTATACAGATGATGTAATTCATCCCGTGGTGCAAGCCTGGGCCTCTAGAATCTAACTCTAGACTTCATTACCCCTTTGGGGCGACTTTGGTCGCCCTTTTTTTATCTCGATTACTTAGAATATAAATATTGTTGATTAATATTCTAATGGACAATCATGATAACTTCATTCAAATCTTTTCTCATAGAAGCGGCAAGAGAAACAGGAAAAGCATCCGACGCAGAGGGTAAATTACATGAGCTACTAACAGGCATGCATTTCAACAAAGGAAAGCACGTAGAATCCTATCGAGAAGAAGGACAATTGCCTGAAGATATACATAATAAATTAAAGGATGAGGTTAGCCCCGAAACCTACGATCGTATTAGTACACATGCGAAGGAAATGGCAGGACATTTACACAATTTTATAAAATCCAGCGGATTTAAAGGTAAAGTAGATAAGACTGCGTGGACATCTCAAACTAAAGATATTGAGCATTTTACCGGCAAAAAGGATCCAAACAATGAATCGGATTTGATGACTACTTTGGTGCACGGTGCCGGTTCTACCAAACCAAAAGGTACTGTTGAGCATCTTGGTTTTAGTATGAAATACGCGAATAATGCCCCTACTCTTAAGAATAAAACTCCAAAGACATTGTCCGACACATATGGTGTAGATCATACTAAATTAGCCAATCCCCATGAAGGACATATGGCGGCGGTTAGAAAGGTTTTGGGCGCAAGCAAAACCACATCTGCTGCAGAAATGCACACTAGATATAAAGCCTTGCGAGGCACGGATGTCGGGGATGCTATAGAAAAATCTTCACACTCATCTAGAGTAGAGATGATTAATACGCTACATAAACATTTAAGTAAAATGACTCCAAGCGAATTACATAAGCAAGTGTTAAATCATATTGCAGGACCAACTAATACTAAAGTATTAATGGCAAGTACGAATTCAGAAGGTAAACATAGTATAATTGATACCAGAGAACACTATAATAAAATTTTAGCAGATCACAAAGACGAATTATCGGTTAAAAAGGGCGAAGGCACAACTATGTCTATTACCGGTAAAGGTGGAAAACCTTTATTAAATATCCAAGCAGTAAATAAAGGTAGACCAACAAAGACACCGGAATTTATCGCTAAACCTGGCGCATCTCTGTTAAAGCATTAATATGAAAACATTTCTTAATTTTCTATCAGAAGAAGTTGCTGAAAAATCTAAAGCAACAAAACATTTAACTCATCTTGGAGGCGAGGCTCACTTCTTTGGCAAAAAAGAATCTGAAGCTGATGTATCTAGATTAGAGGAATTACACAAACATCTATCCGGAGAGCCATCCGCCACCAAGGCAGTAGTCATTAAAGCAGATGGATCACCTTCTTTCGAAATGGGATATGTTAAAAATCCCAAATCCGGTAGTAAAGAATTTGGTGTGGCATATAAAGGCGCTACAAAGGGGTATGCGTTTAATCAAGATGACGTAAATGAGAAATTTGGACACTCTGCAGGATTGCAATCTAAAATGGGTCAGTTATTAGAACACGGTAAAAAGATTCTGTCACCGTTACATGGTGTGTATCAGGGCGACTTTATGGGCAGTAAAAAAGATAAAACAATTAATCAAGAAGGCGATGAGATAACTCATAAAGAAAATTTAATTAAATATCATTATCCTGCAAATTCGGAAGAAGGCAAGGCAGTAAAACGAGCAAAAATAAGTGTATCGTTGCATACTAGAATTGATACGCCAGAGCCAGAGTACGAAGTAGATACTTCGAAATTTCACAATAGTTCAGATGTACATATTTTTCATAATAAATTAAATAAAAAAAATGTCGATTACAATTTAAATGATAGAAAAGATTTTGCAAAACATCTTTCCAAAGCAAAAGAACATCTAGGAAATATTAAACAGCATAATCAATTAGTAGAAGGACACACTCCTCATCTACAAACATATATAAACAAAACAGTGCGAACGGGCGCAACTCCTAGCACTGCAGGATATGCGTCACATTTAGATGAATCAATGCAAAAAGAAGTAGAAAAAGTTAAAAGACCAGAAACAAAGATGCGTAAATTTAATGAGAAATTAGAAATGCTACATCATGTAGAAAAGAATAAAGAACATTTTGGCGAATTATTTAATGCACATAAACATTTAGATAAAGCAAAAAATATTCTATTAAAGACTTTAGAAAACTCAGGTCAAAATCAAAAACACACTATTAACGGTAAGCCTACGAATCCGGAAGGATTTGTAGTTGGTTATAAAGATGGTTCGGTAGCTAAAGTCGTAAATAGAAGTAAAGAAGGTTTCTCTGGACAGAATTTAAACAAATGAAAACATTCAAAGAATATTTAGACGAAGATTGGCAGGATAATAAGTATAAAAATCCTGAAGGCGGATTAACTAAGGCCGGTGTTATGGCTTATAGACGAGAAAATCCGGGTAGTAAATTACAAACTGCCGTTACTACTAAACCGTCGAAACTAAAACCTGGTAGCAAAGCTGCAAATCGACGTAAGTCTTTTTGTGCTCGTATGGGCGGAATGAAGTCTAAATTGACTTCTGCAAAAACAGCAAATGATCCTGATTCAAGAATAAATAAAGCTCTGCGTAAGTGGAATTGCTAATGAAAACTTTTAAGTCTTTTTTAACTGAAGCTGTTGGTAAAAAATCATTGCATATTTTTGACATTGACGATACACTACTACATACAACAGCAAAAATCCATGTTAAAAATCCTCAAGGTAAGACGGTAAAGTCTCTAACTAATCAAGAGTTTAACGACCATCATCTACCTAAGGGGCATAGCTATGATTTTGGCGAATTTAGAAACGCTGAAAAATTTAGTAAAGAATCTACTCCTATACATAGCATGATAAATAAGGTAAAGGATGTTACATCTAAAACAGACCACCATGTAATATTTAACACTGCAAGAGCAAATTTTGACGATAAGAATAAGTTTTTAGGTACATTCAAAAAACACGGTATCAATATGTCTAAGATACACGTAATTCGCGCAGGTAACATCAATAAAGAAGGAACTCCTGCTGAGAAAAAAGCAATCGTTATTCATGGCTACATCAATAAACATAAGTATAACGATGTTCATATGTACGATGACAGTAAGTCTAATTTAAAGACTTTTTTACAGCTACGTTCTAAACATCCTTCAACCCAGTTTTATGCACATCACGTACAAGGTAATGAATCTAAACCCTTAGAATAAAAGTAGAATATTTAATAGGATACATAGCAAATGATAACATCATGTCAATAGGTAGTCAATGAAAAGTATTAAAGAAAAAGAGCTTTTGGCTAAATTTGCCAAATCGTTAGGTCAAGAAATCGATCCGGCATTAATTAAAGAGGTCGAATCATTTAATTCCATTAAAAAAGATGCGCACGCGTCAATAAAGAAAAATGCGTTAAATGACCTAATGGAAGCGTTTAAGACTGCTAATTTGGAAAAGGAAATAATTGAAATTATTGAATATCCCTTGCCGCCTACGTTAGATGAAGTATTGTCTATTTTAAATGAACCAGAAACGGAGATACTAAATGAGCTGGTACAAAAGAACACCATCGAAGAATCCTCCATTGTTGAAGAAATACCCATCCCCACCCCAACCATCGAAAAAACTCTTGCCGAAAGAGCCGCCCAATTTATAAGTGAGGCACCGAAGGACAGTTTTCAACAGCCCGACCCTGATCCAGTATCAAAGAATTTTGAAGACATACAACGTAAATTAAAATTTCTAGAAGCAACAATTGGCAAAATCGCAGTAGCTGGACCAGGATCCGGTGAAACTAAATTTAGGATGTTGGACGATGTTGATAGATCATCTATAGGAAATACAGATCAAGTTCTTAGGTGGAATCCTGATCCACGCGGCGATGCGTATGGTAAATTTTTCTTTGGTCAAGTTAGCGGAGATCAAGGACCTATTAGATCAATGCGGTATGATACCAATGGGTATGGTGCAAATGCAAATGTTGTTCCTGGGTTAACTGCATGGAATACCGTGCAAGATTGCTTAGACATATATCATAAAGATGGATCGGTATTGCAGGTTGGACTAGAACAATATATACGAGTGTATAATAATACTAGTAATGTATTATACAATGGTACGTTTGTAGAATTTGCCGGAGTCATTGATACTGGGGCGAACGTGCAATTTGAGGCATGTAATTTTGTTGTTACGTGTAAACCGTATATATCAAATACTACCGCAGATCAACTGTACACGGTTGGAGTTTTAACAACTGACGTACTCCCCAATACTATAGGTAGAGCAACGACATTTGGTGAAGTTAGGAATCTTAATACTACCGGAAATTTAGTTAATGAAGTTTGGTATAGCGGAGATTTACTATGGGGACATCCTGGTATCCCCGGTGCACTTACAAAAGTCCGCCCAACTTCTCCAAATGCAGTTATTTCTGTGGCGGCAGTTATACATGCAGATGTGGGAGATGGTATACTGTTAGTGAGACCAACTATCGAATATCGAAGACCATATGGCGTGTTCTCTAGCAACGTATCCCAAACTGCAAACGTCATAAACACGCCGTATGCTATTACATATAACATAGTTAATTTTTCGAATGGTATATTTGCAAACGGGGCAAATATCTTAATGAATGGCAATTATGGCCTATATGATATTCAATATAATTTACAATTAGTATCTACGAATGCAGCTGCAAAAGACGTATGGGTTTGGGCAAGAAAAAACGGATTAGATATTCCTCTTTCCGCAAGAAGAGTATCAATTACTGGAAATGGAGTAGAAACAGTTCTTGCTGGTAACTTTTTTGTTAGTATGGTATTTAATGATAGATTTGAGATATATTGGGCGGCAGATTCTACTAGTGTTAGATTGGATGCTCCTCCTAGTACTACTTTTGCTCCAGCAATACCATCTGTTCGTATATCCGTAGCTCAAATAGCTAGATAGCCAAACAATCAAAACATATAAATAATAGAACATTATATTCTAATAGATCTCATGAAATTTAAAGACTACATTAAAGAAGAGTCAACCAAAAAAGACACGATTGTCGTCTTGAATGGTCGCATGAATCCAATGACCCGTGGTCATGAGGAGAATATCAATGGAATGACCGGTTTCGCAAAAAAACATAATGCGGATCATTTGGTTATTGCTTCACATTCGCAAGATAATAAAAAGAATCCGCTGGCTCCTGCACAAAAATTAAAACATCTGCAGAGAGCCTTTCCTGCTGTAAATATTAAAACTTCAGACAAGCAACATCCTACAATTTTTCATCAGTTATCAAATATTCACGATCAAGGATATAAGCATGTAGTTCTTGCTAGTGGCGCAGATCGCACAGAAGATTACGACAGAATTAAAGAATATAATGGTAAACACGGTAAACATGGTTTTTACAACTTTAAATCTATCTCTACTGCAAGTACCGGTGAAAGAACTGAAGGTATATCTGGAACGGATATGCGGAATCACGCAGTCAATAATAATTTTAAAGAATTCAAAAAGAATCTTCCTACAAAACTTGCTGCAAATACTGAGCACGCAAAAGAAGTATTCGATGATGTAAAGACGGGATTACAACCTAAGAAAAAGGTAACTGAGGATTATGAAAATCCTTACAGATTTGATTGGGGTACTCCAGGCGGTACAAAATATATGCAAAATATAACTCCTAACAAACCTACGGAATGCGTAACACCCGGGGAAACTTGGAGTCAAGAAAAGGGAATGTGCGTTTCTATTAGAGAAGCGTATATTAATGACGAAATTTTTAAATTAAATGAAGTTGTAGAAACTACTAATGGAGATATAGGTCCAATTGTTTTTAGAGGATCTACCTATGTTACTATGAAATTAGAAAATGGACAAACAGTTAAGCATTGGTTAAAAGACATTGTTGAACATACTGGCAAACCATTTAGCTCAAAAATATCTGAACCGGTAATAACATATAAGAAAAGATTTAGTGAGCAAAAAGCAGCTCTTCTAATGTCTAAAGAGGCATTATCCGAAATGTTAAGTACACAAAAAGAAATAACATATCAAGATTATAAAACAACAAATCTTCATATGTGTGCAGATGCATCTAAGCAACTTAAAGAGTTGATGGCAAACTCTAAACTTAATCCTAAATTTGTACTGCAGGCAATACAAGCAACAGATCAATATTTAGGAATAGAAAAAGCCGCAATGAAAAATGGCTATGCAGATCAAGAAACAGTGCATAATTTTATAATGAAATTTGCAATTGCACATGATACTTTAAATATGTTAGGTTATCCGGATAAAGACCTTGCATACATGGAAAAGCATTTGACAATTATGTCAAATTTAAGTATGCATAAGGATACAAACTTTGCAAATGAGATTGGATCAACTATTAATACTTATGGGGCAGAAGACACATCTGAAGGTGTTGATACTTCAGACTATGCAATAAAAATAGAAGCACAAGGAAATAACCGTAAAGTGCATCCAGCCCGAATAATAACCGACAAACAAGTTGTTAAAGAAAATAGAACTATGAAACCCAATTACTCTAACTTCCGCAAAAAGATACAAGAGATTTATGAGCCGGATCCACCTACTCATAATAGAGATATTAATTTTTCGGACATTAAAGATGTGTTCCATGGAATAGATAACCCTATACATGATGAAACCATTGACGGAAAACCGGTAGGCTTGATATCTTTCAAAACATTTATGAACGAGCCGATGAATAAAAAATTGGCAGTAGCACATGAAAAAGACAGACAAGATGTCCATAGAGATCAATTAGAATTTAGTTCGACCCGTTCTCCTTCATATAAAATGATGAAAAAAGTGAATCAATTGGAGCCATAAGATGGATGAATTGCAAACAGCGCTTAAAAAAGTATTGGCAAATACATTTGTAATGTATTTTAAAACCCATACATATCATTGGAATGTAGAAGGAATGTTTTTTCCGCAACTACATGAATTCTTTGGAAACTTGTATGAAGAATTATACAATGCGGTTGACCCTATTGCCGAACATCTTAGAGCAATGGATAGTTACACCCCTGTATCGTTGGCAGAATTAACAGGATTATCTACTGTAATGGAAACATTAACTGGTGTACCGGATGCGAAATCGATGGTAAATAATTTAATTGTAGATAATAATACTGTTATTATTTCATTAATGCAAGCATATCAAGAAGCCGACAAGGCATCGGAATTGGGGCTAGCTAATTTCTTACAAGATAGAATAGATATGCATCAGAAACATGGTTGGATGTTAAAGGCGACTGCAAAATGATTAGCTTTAGAGAATACGATGTAAATGAAATTTCTGAAGAAGAAATTGACAATTTAATTGAATCTTTAGAATGGGAAGATGTCATTGAGTTATTTGATGAAAGTGACTTTGTTTTAGATGAAGCATTATCCGCAACCGAAAGATTAAAACGCGGACAAAAAATGCGCTCTAGAAAAACTATGCTTGCAATCGCAAGAAATGTAAAATTAAAAAGATCAGCTGCAACTAATGTATTAAAACGTAGAGCAACTGTATCAGCAAGAAAAATATTAATGAATAAGTTTTTAAAGGGCAGAACTAAAGGTGAATTATCTGCTTCGGAAAAGAATGCGTTAGAAGCTAGAATATCAGCTGCACTAAAACGTATTAAAAATTTACCAGATAAGTTAATGCCTAAGATACGGGACATTGAAAGAAAACGATTAAGTAGTAAAAATAAAGTATGAAAACTTTAAAAGATCTAAGAGAAAATTTACTTGCTGGACTTATATCCAGGGGCGTTAAACATACTACACCCACAGGCAAATCTAATCTAAATAAAAACAGGGAAATAGGTTCGAAAAAACCAAATAAAAAGCCTTTATTTCCGCAATAAATAATTAAGTAAACAACAAAGGACTATCATGATTCGTATAACACAAAACTTATTTGATTCAATTCAAAAAATAACATTGGGAGAAAGTGCTATAGATCAAGCCGCTCCTGTGGAAGAAAACAATGTAGACAAGGCACATTTTTGCGCTACTCATGTAGAGCATGCTTTATACGGCAAAGGTACTTGCATTTCTGAAGAACATGCAGAACCAAACGAAGATGGTAGTATTGAATGGTACACTGTCCAATTCGATACCGGAGCTAAGCAAATATACACAGAACAATTAAATATTCTTCAATCAGAAAGTCATATGCATAGCAAAAAGAAAGCTATGAAGGAAGAAGATGAATTGGAAGAAAATGATGGTAACTTAGCTAATAATGCTAAACCCTACAATAAAGTAACGCATGGCGACGTTATTGCTGGTCGATTAGGCAAAGATGAATACGGCGGCAAAAAGAAAGCTATGAAGAAAGAAGACACGCAAGTCGATGAGGCTTTTCCTAGTGTAGCAGATGCGCTTAAAAAAGATAAAAGCAAATTTGATACTAAAAAGGTCTCTACCGGTACAATATATACCAAGAAATATAAAGCTGAACCTGATGATGCAGATGATATGCCTAAAGGCAAAAAAGCTAAGAAAATGGCTGAAGGTACATCTCAGACAATTATTAATCACAATGATTTTGTTCTTGAAGTTACTGATAACCCGACATTCAAAGATTATTTTAATGCTATTCAATCAATTGTACCTAGTACAAATGAAAATATCCAACATGAGATTGTCGCAATTGCAACCGAAGCATTCAATGAAGGATATTCCGATATTATTATTGAATCCTTAATTCGTGCAGGGTTTGCAGATAAATTAAGTAACTATCGTAAAGAAGGATATAATATTTTAGGCGAAAATTATATTCCAGATACCAACAAGCCATACGTGGAATATACCGTTGAAAAAGACGGCAATATTACACAGTATATTCATACTGGCGAAATAATTAAATAAAACCGACAGTGCAAGGTCGATAGCTTGCTCATAATTTTCAAGGGGAATAAGAATGTCACAATGGGGTAATTTAGATTATAAAGAGTTACTAGGTACGGGTGCCGTAGTACAAGGCGCCGCAAATATAACCACAGGGATCGGTAGTTTTACTACCGCAAATGTTAGACCAGGAGATGCTCTTTTAATCTCAAATGTTAAATATAGAGTAGCATCGATTGATTCTAACGTAACACTAACATTAAGTAATGTCTACACTGCTGCTAGCGGTGCCGGCAAAGCAATGGCAGTTCAACAATCCCCTAAGGATTTGCTTACATACGGTCAAACTGCAAATGTAAATTATGAACTGAAAGTTGGTAAGCGTAACGTCTACGGTGTGGATAGATTAGAAATTCAAAATCCGGATATTAAAGCTAAAGGTATTGTTCATACAGGTTGGACACATTATAGTACTTGGACAAATACCCAAGGTTCTGTAAGACAAAGAGCAGAAACTTTAGTTGCGATGTCTAAAAACTTTAATGCAAATACTTCAGGTTCAGCTGCACTACAAATTGATGCTGCAGATGATACTGTTATTCCTGATTATGGTGTAGTTGTACAAGTTCAAACTACAGCAGTTAAATTGGGTAACACCGCATCGCCTAGCTCAATCTTTAGTGTATTAGGTAATGTAATTCCGGAAGGTCCTACAGTATCATATGCATGGCAATTCTCACCAAATAATATTGTTTGGGTTGGATTGTTAGGTAACAATGGTCCGTTAAATACAAGTAATGCTACAGCACAAGTAACTATTGCTAATATTTACGCAACACCTAATGTTGTAAACGGATATGTACGAGCAATTATAAGTGCTACTGGTACAAGTGATACTGCGACATCTAATGCATCCCAGATCGTAGCAGGCGCTTAATTATTAAACCTCTATAAGAAGAGATAATGGCAGATTTAAAGTTATCTGATTTAATTGGCGCGACATCTCTTACTGATACCACCTTTTTCTACGGAATAGATAATGGTATCAGTAAGAAATATGCTGCGAACGTAATTCTAGAAAATCTAAATAACCCTATTTTAAAAGGTAGGGTTATCTTAGAGGGCGTTCAATTGATTAAAGGAACTGATAGTAATCAAACTATTAGTTTAACTAAATCTAGAACAGAATTTAGTGTGGGGCCACTTGTAGTATATCCAAAATTACCTGAATCTTCTATAGATGGGGTAATTAAGATAATTACACTTGCCAATGTTTCCGGCGGAAGAGTAGAATTAACTACCGCAAATTCAAGAATATTTCCTAACGTATCAGTAACATTTGATACAAGAGGCGATACTATTATGCTAATATATAGCAGCAATAGTTATTCTAATGGATGGGTCATATTGGGCACAAGTCCAGGATTAAAAACAAGTGTAATATTGCCCGAAGCTAATATTAGCGATCAACGAATTAGACGAGCCATTAGTGCAGGAAATGAAACAATAAGTTATGATGAGGCTAATGGTAAAATACGAGTAGGCGATTTATCCAATATCGTAACACAAGTTAGCTTAGCAAATGTAACTACAGATAATTTACGAGAAGGTAATATTAATTTATACTTCTCGAATGCTAGAGCAATTGCTGCTTTAGCTCCAGATTTAAATCAATTAAGAAAACCAAACGCAAATGTAATCTATGTTGCTATTAATGGCGATGATAGATTAGATGGCTTAACAATGCCAAATGCTATTGCAAATATTCACGTGGCACTAAGTAGAGTAAATGCGTATTGGTCGGTTAAGGTATTCCCGGGACAATATACACTACATAATAATCCAGTAACGATTCCTAGAAAAGTATCGTTAGTTGGAAATGATTTACGTACTATTGATATAATTCCTGAAAATCCAACCGATGATATGTTCTATATAAACAATGGCGCATATGTAAATGGATTTACTTTCAGAGGTCACCGAGCAGCAAATCCGAATAATGTAAGAAATGCATCTGCAGTATTTTCATATAATCCAGATGGTTCTGCTGGTAATATTACTACTAGCCCATATATTCAAAATTGCTCGTCAATTACAACTACTGGTACTGGCATTAGAGTAGATGGTAATTATGCTACGGGCAATAGATCAATGGTTTTAGATGCATTCACACAATTCAACGAAGGCGGAATAGGCATTTATCTATTGAATAGTGGATATATGCAATTGGTTTCATTGTTTACAATTTGTTGCGAATATTCTATTCTTGCAGAGTCGGGCGGGTTTGCATCGGTTACTAACTCAAATACTTCTTTTGGTAGATTTGGTTTAGTTGCTGACGGAGTAAGTCCTAAATTATATTCCGGTAAGGTTATACGTCAGATATCTAGTAGATCTGTAGAAATTGAGACCACGAAGAGACCAAATATACAAGATAAAGTAATAATGGCCAATTATAATCAGGAAAAATGTTTCCGTGATACTGGTCTTATTGTTGATTCATTGGCATTTGATTTAGCATATCAAAGTAATACACAATCTAGATTTTCGGGATTACAATATTCTTCGCAGGGTTTGAATAGAGTATTGGATCAAAAAGTTGAAGTAAGTACTACATTCGAATATTTAAAAACACTTGCTACAAATGTTGTGCTTAATAGTACATTGTGGGATAATAGCGTAAGTACACCATTCCAAGGAACAAATACTCAAGTTATTCTAGGAGCATCGCCCGGTACAGGTTATACTGCGAATTTAGTTGCTAATATATTTGATTTATTTTTAAATATCTATAATAATGGTATATATGGAGTAACTGACAAGATAGTACCTAATAAGTATCCTGCAAATGTTGATACTGCGTTAAGAAATACTGCGAATTTGTTAATCGCAAATAAGAATTTTATGCAATCGGAGGCAGCAACATTCTTTGCAAATAATTATTCTTATGCAACGTATATGCCGAATAGGACGGTATTTTCTGATGTAGGCAAATTAATAGATGCATTGACATTTGATATTTCGAATGACGGGAATAGACAAACTATTACACAGGCAGTATTGTATTATGATTACTTACAAAATGTTTCAGCAATTGAAAATCAAGCTGTACAAACAAGCGGCGCATTTGCATATATTAAAACAATTATAGATGATATTTTAACATTAACTCCAATTGCTAATACATATCAGACAACATATTTGCAAAATACATCGTTTGTTGCGAATGTAACACCTAGTGAAATTTTGTATGTTCGTAATAGAGTGGATGATATTACTAATATTATTAACAACGGGCCGACATATGAAAACGTTCAATATAATATTGAGCCGATTAGTTTAACTGCAAACACCGACTCTAATATAGTTATTGCGACTCAGATAATTTTAGCAAATAGAGACTTTATTAGAGCAGAAGTGCTTGAGTATGTTAATCAAAATTGGACAGATTTGAGTAATGGAACTAGAAATTTCTACACAGTAGGTGAAACAACCAATGTAACAAGCAATACTTGTATAGTGTCTTTCGACGAAAAGATATTCCGTATAGATAGACCTCTTGCTAATTCGCGGATTAGTTTTCACCAAGGTAGTTATCTTTCAACCAGTAGTCATACGTTTGAATATGTTGGTGCCGGAAATAACTTAACAACTGCTTTCCCATTCAATGGCGGAATTCCTATTCAGGAAAATGAAGTAATTGAATCTAGAGGCGGCGCAGTTTATTATACAAGTACAGATCACAAAGGTGATTTTAGAATTGGTAATGAACTATTAATAAACAGAGCGACGGGTACTATTAATGGAAGAACATTCAATAAGAGTTTGTTCGCCGTAATGACACCATATATATTAGCATTACAATAGAGGATAAAGATGGCAACGCTAGTTCCCTTAAATACGTTTAGAACAATTACTGCAAATGTGACTACGGAGTCTACGTTATTATATACTACTCCGCCAGAAGTTGCTACAATTATTTTGACCGCACAGGTAAGTAATATAAGTAATAATGACGCAAATGTTACTTTTATACATAGGTCAAACATTTTATTTGGCGGAAGTCAAATAATTACTGATACTGAGTTGGTTCAGGATTTTGATATTCCGAGAAAAGATGCATCTTCGGTTATCGTTGGTAAAATTGTTTTGGAAGAAGATCAAGCAGTATTAATTAAGGGTAGTGCAAATGCTACACTTAAAGTACTTTTAAGTTTATTAGAAACGTCACTACAATAATAAAATATGTCTCTCCCTAGTTTAAGTGGAAAAGTAAAAGTATTAAGTCCCGCGAATGCCGCGGATGATCGTTATCGTTATTTAAATATCGAAAATGCTGAACCAAATCTAGGGTTACCCGGCGGGAATCGATATTTTTTACGTGGCGATACAAACGGTACTCGATATTGGGACACGATTGAATCTAACGCCGAGGTATCTGTTAGATATGATTATATTACTGCAAGCCCCACAAATACTTTTACTAGCTCTTCGGTTAGTTTAAGGGGAGATGCGTTATCATTTAATTCCAATACAGACGTAGTATTAGTATGGGTAAATGGTGTTCTTATTTCTCCAGGCGGCGGTGTTGAACTCGGAGATTATCTTTTAGGTACAAATTCAGTAACACTATATACACCTACCGATGTAGATGATATTGTTACAATTATGCCGGTATTAGGTGGAGCAGCAGGACAAACCGGCCCAGCAGGCCCACCCGGCCCACAAGGCGCAACTGGCGCAACATTACTTGTAGGTGGTCCGACTGGCGCAACTGGACTTAGGGGAGCAACCGGCGCATCAGGTGCAACTGGTCCGTCGGGCTCTACAGGTTTAGGTGCAACGGGTGCTACAGGTGATATGGGTGCGACCGGATTAACCGGTGCAACAGGCGGGGCTGGGTCAACGGGTATTGGCGCAACAGGCGCAACTGGACCTGCCGGAACAACAGGCGCAACTGGCACCGGCGGTGATACGGGTGCAACCGGTGCTACAGGTACTATAGGAACAACGGGTGCTACCGGAATAACGGGTGCAACAGGATTGGCAGGGGCTACGGGAGTTGCTGGCGCAACGGGCGCAACTGGTTCATTAGGATCAACAGGTGCCACTGGAGCAACAGGTGTTGCAGGTGCAACTGGATCAACTGGTATTCAGGGCATTCAAGGAGCGACCGGCGCTGGCGCAACGGGTGTTGCGGGTGCAACAGGTGCTTCGGGGGCGACAGGTGTCGCAGGAGCAACCGGTGCTGGAGCAACAGGGCTAACCGGCGCTACAGGACTGTTGGGTGCAACAGGGGCAACCGGCGCATCAGGACCCGCTTCAACGGTAGCAGGTCCGCCCGGTGCAACTGGAGCAACCGGTTCACCTGGACCCGCTTCAACAGTGGCGGGTGCAACCGGATTAACCGGCGCTACGGGAATACGAGGATCTACCGGGGCAACGGGTGCTGCATCCACAATAGCAGGACCGCCTGGCGCAACAGGAGCCCCGCCGGATACTTCGTTGTTTGTAACAACGAATACCACTCAAACTATTAGTGGCATTAAAAGTTTTACTACAGATGTTGCGGTAACAGGCGTAGGCAATGGATTATATGTATACTCCAGTGGAGAATTGGTTGTAGGTACTGCAACCAATCCCGGATCTCCTAATTGGAAAGCGTATTTTCTTGCAAATGGTGCGCACCCTGCTATAGCAGCAAGTACTACTACAACCGCCGGCACAGCAATGGCGTTATTTGTAACATCACCTGCAATAAATTGGATTACGTTTGGTGATACTGGTCCGACCTTAGCGGCAGATAACGGTGCGATTGCTAAGCAAGCTGGGGGTGTTCTATATTTTTCCGCCGCAGGTGGAGGCCATACTGTTGCATCAGATTATAGGCAAAAGGAAAATGTGGAGTTGTTGTCCGATGGATTACAATTAATTAATCAACTTAGACCCGTTACATATACTTGGATAAATCAACCGGAAATTGGAGTTTATCCGGGATTTATTGCTCACGAAATACAAGAAATTTTACCAAAATGTGTATTTGGTGAAAAGGATGCAGTAGATGAAAACGGCAAAATTAAACCGCAATCAGTAGATTACAGTAAGGTAGTCCCCGCTTTGACAGCAGCAGTAAAAGAATTATCACAAATGGTTGACGAACTTAAATTGGAAGTAGCGGCACTAAAGGCTAGGTGAGATGAGGATAAATAAGTAGTATTAGATAATAAATTTTTTGAAAGATATTATGAGATTTCATATTTTAGGATTGCCGCATACAGTATCATCTAAAGAATATAACGCATGTGCTTATACACAAAAGGTAGTTAAATTTGGTAAGATGATGACTGAACGAGGTCATACTGTAATACATTATGGACACGAAGATTCGGATTTAATTTGTTCTGAGCATGTTACTGTATTAACTAACGAAGATTTTAAAATTGCGTATGGTGATCATGATTGGAGAAAAAACTTTTTTAAGTTTGATACCAATGATTATGCGTACCAAACATTTTATAAAAATGCTATTCGCGAAGTAGGAAAAAGAAAACAAAAAAACGATTTCATTTTACCCTTTTGGGGAAGTGGAGTAAAAGCAGTATGTGACGCACACAATCATGATATGATTGTGGTTGAACCGGGCATAGGATATGCAGGTGGACATTGGGCTCGTTGGAAAATATTTGAGTCTTATGCTATTATGCATGCCTATTATGGTATGGAAGGCGTCGGTAATTGTCGTTCCGATTGGTATGATACAGTTATTCCAAATTACTTTGATTCTGAAGATTTTGAATACTCCGAAGAAAAAGAAGATTATATTTTATTTCTAAGTCGAGTATATGAAGGTAAAGGTATTCATATTGCAGTACAAGCAGCAAAGGCGGCAGGTGTTAAATTAGTTGTTGCCGGGCAAAATCCGGATAATATTCAATTTCCAGATCATGTAGAATTTGTGGGATATGCGGATATTGCAACAAGAAAAAAATTAATGTCTAAAGCCAAAGGGCTTTTTGTTGCATCAATGTATATTGAGCCGTTTGGTGGGGTACAAGTAGAAAGTTTATTATCTGGAACGCCTACAATTACTACAGATTGGGGAGCGTTTGTTGAAAATAATCCTAATGGTGTAACTGGTTATAGATGCAGAACTTTTGCAGACTTCGTTGAAGCTATAAAAAATCTTGATAAAATAAAACCTTCGGATTGTAGAAAATTCGGCGAGAAGTTTTTATTAGAAAATGTTGCTCCTTTATATGAGAAATATTTTCAAGATGTGTTGAATGTTTATACGGGCAATGGTTGGTATCAAATGCCTTAGTAGCATAAGATAGTTATAGTGTGAGTAGGCATAACTTCATATGAATGGATAAACTATAATAGATGCAATAATTTGATATTCTTTTTCATGTAATACTATTTAGTATCCAAATGTGGAATATTATAAATAATAGAGAGAATTTCTGGAAAAAGAATGACAAAAGCAAGAGTATTTTCACAGGGCGGCGGCGGTTCAGCGGCAAATGCCTTAGCTAATATTAGTTTGGCGGACTTATCCGCCTTTCTTACTACTGCTAACGTACGAGAAGTATCAAATCTTTATTACTCTAATAGTAGAGTATTTGCAAATTTATCATTAACTAGTATTAATGATTTATTTGATGTTGAAACTAGAAGCAATACTGGTAATAGTTTAGCTAGTATTGGATATGGTTTAATTTGGACGGGTAATATTTGGACACCTGGACAAGTAGCAGCAAATCTTGCAACACTTACTACGGATGATATAGCACAAGGTTCAAATAACCTTTATTTCTCTAACGCCTTAGCTAGAAGAGCATTCACCGCAGGTACCCCTTCAATTATAGTTGACTGGAATTTAGGTACCATTTCTGCAAATTTAGCTGCAATTGCAAATTTTGCAAATACTACCGATTCTATATCCGAAGGCGCGGTTAATTTATATTACCGCGATTCTCGCGCATATGCTAATTTAAAATTAGCGCATCTAGGTTCATTGCGCGATGTATATGTAACAGATGAAATTTATCCAGCCGGTCATCCAAATTCCGGCAACATCATAGATGCTCATCCGAACGGTGGGGCATTAGTATATAATTCTGCAGCATCAGCTTTCTTTGTAGAACGAATTGTACCTACTGTTTCTGATCTTTCAAATGCTTTATCTAATTTAAATACAGATGCTTTATTAGAAGGTAGTAATAATCTATATTATAGAAATAGCAGAGTTGTATCTAATTTAGCAAATTTAAGTTTAAATGTATTTGCTGATGTAGATACTGTTAGTACTGCACCTACATTGGGATACGTATTAACGTGGACGGGATCCGTTTGGGAACCTAGAGCTTCAAATGTTGGTAACGTAGGCGTAATTTCTACCGCAACTAATGCAAATTTTGCAAATCTTGCAGGTATATCGAATGTAGCTTTAGTTGCAAATCAAGCAAATATTGCAAATTTTGCAACACTTGCTGCAGTATCAAATTCTACAGTATTTGCGGAAAGATCAAATGTCGCAAATATTTCCTTATCTACAGTATTTGCGGAAAGATCAAATGTCGCAAATTCTACGGTATTTGCAGAAAAATCTAATGTAGCAAATTTAGTATTATCCTTATCGAATTTTACTACTACGAATTTAGCAGAAGGTAGTAATTTATATTACACTGATAGTAGAGTATTTGCTAACGTATCGCAAATGAGTATTGATGCATTGTACGACGTTAGTACAAGCATAGCAAATGTAGGTGAAGTTCTTACCTGGTCTGGCACAAATTGGTATTCGGGTGCAACGGTAGGTGCAGCACAATCTGCACAATTTGCCGAAAGATCGAATGTAGCAAATTTAGTATTATCCTTATCGAATTTTACCACTGATAATTTAACTGAAGGTTCAAATAATTTTTATTATACCTCAAACAGATTAGCAGCAGATATTCAATCTGCAATATATCGTAAAGATATCGAATTAGATGATTTAATATTAGGTGGGGATTTAACAGTACAAGGTAATGCAGTATTACTAAATGTTTCCAATGTAAGAACAGAAAGTAGAACACTAACACTTGCTTTAAATTCAGGTAGTCCTTCTAGTGCGGAAGGTTCTGGGATCTACATTGACGGCGCTAATGCTAGATTTACATATGGCCAAACAGATGACGGATTTGGTCTTAATAAAAATCTAACAGTTTTAGGTAACATTTTACCCGCAATTAGCGGTGTTTATAATATTGGATCACCTAGCAAATTGTGGCGCGGAATATATGTTGGCGCACAGACAATCTTTTTGGGCAATTTAGCTATAAGTGACTCTGGCGGTGGCGGCATACAAATACAAGATCAATTTGGCAATCCAGCCGGCATTGATTTAGCAAATCTTGTAAGTACGCAGTTTGTTACTGTAAATCGTTTATCGCCAGGTACCGCCTCCGAGATTAACGGGTACTTTGGTGGAAACGTACAACAGTTTACTTCGGGACAAACTGCAAATATTTACTTTGGTGTATTAAAAGATGGTACACTAAACAAATTCGCAGGTATGCGAATTACGGAAACAAAAGATAATAGCCCTAATGTAAGAAGCGACATCCATTTCTATAATGATAGAGAAGGCACCGTAGATTCTACTGCAAGATTATCTTTATTAGGTACGGGCAATATTGTACTTAATTCAAATCTTGTTACAATTAACGGCATTCGTTTAATTGATAATTTTGGTAATTTTGTTGGTAATGCATATCTTGGTACTAAAGATGTAGCAATCGAACGTGGCGGTACTGCTGCAAATACTAGATCAGATGCAAGACAAAATATATTTTCAGATTTTTCTAATGGGCTTGTTGCAAAAGTTGGAGGAGCAACAAATACGTTGGTTGCGGTTTCTATCGCAGCGGGTACAGGTGTTTATGTAACAGATGGAGATGCCCAAGCAGGCAATCCTACTATCGCAATTGGGCAAAATGTCCATCCTACTGCATCAGTTACATTTAACAATGTAACCGTGGATGGTACATTAAATAGTAATGATATTACTGCGACAACTATTACCGCAACTGGCGATTTAATTGTTTCGGGTAATTTAACTATTCGCGGTAACGTAACAACGGTAAATTCAACAACCGTATCAATTAATGATAAAAACATTGTACTTGCAAATAATGCAATAAATGCTGCAGAAGCAGATGGCGGCGGTATTACAATAAATGGTGCTAATGCAACATTTACATATTCGAATACCGGCGATAAGTTTGTAGTTAATAAGAATTTAGATGTTGCTGGAAATATAGTTATTGGTTCGGGAACCGGGGGTAACATTACCGGTTTATATTCTATCTCTGCAGATAATATACAATTATCGGGCGATAAAATAACTGTATTAACTTCAGTTTCCGGATCACCTTCATCTAATGCAAGTTTTGTTGTTAATCGTGGAACTAGTACAGACGTAGATTTAAAATGGGATGAAAGCGTTGATAGATGGCAGTTTACTAATGATGGTACTTTATATTACAATATCCCTAAGCCTGAAGAATATGACAATGTAACGTATAATATTTCTATACAGGCCGGCACCATTCCAACAAATGGCGCAAATTTAAAATTAGTTGGAAGCAAATCTGGTAATGTTGTATCTACAGATGTTATTGAAATTGTAGGTGATAGTTTAATTAATGTTACTAGATCTACTGATGATAAGATACTTATTAGCGCAAGTGCCGGTACAAAGGTAATAGAAAATGTTGATAACTCCGGAGATTATGTATTAGATTTATTTGGTAGTACAGTTTATAGATCTGCTAAATATCTTTATACTGCAAAAACCACAGCATATTTAAGCGGTGGTCCTCATTTTGCATCTGGAGAAATTTTAGTTATGCACGATGGCGCCAACACATATATTACTCAATATGCTTTGTTAAGTTCATCTGCCGATGATATTGTTACAGTAACAACCGACATAAATAATAGTAATGTAAGATTATTAGCTAGAGCTACTTTGGGTGGCACATTAGCAACCGTTCGCCTAACAGGCATAACTTATACTGAAATATAATAATGCAAGATTTTAGAGTAAAATCAGGACTACAAGTTTCCGGAAATATTTACGGAATTAATTACCTTACTGCCGGTAATATTACTGTTACCTATAGCGGATCGTTTGGTAATTTAACAGTAGGTGGGCAATTAGTTGCAAATGTTACAGGCACGGTAAGTTCTTTAAATAATTTTACTACGGCAAATTTAGCTGAGGGCACTAATCTTTATTATAGAGATAGCAGAGCATATGCAAATTTAACATTAGCAAGTATCGATGCTCTTTCAGATGTAAACACGGTAACCGTAACTCCTTTAATGGGATATGGGTTAATTTGGAATGGTTCAGAGTGGGCACCTAATGTAATTACTGTTTCTGATATTGCATTAGCTAATGTTGCCAATAGTGTTTTAGGTATAGTACAACAATCTATTGCGTCTTTTCAGGCAAACACTGCTAAGTTTGCGGAATCCGCAACTACTGCGAATGTAGCAAATTCTTCTGTATTTGCCACGACTGCTAATGTAGCAAATACTGTTTTAACATTAGATAACTTTACTACAAGTGATCTAAGTGAAGGTAATAACTTATATTTTACTTCGCAACGGGCAATTGGTGCATTGGCGGGAAATAATGTCACTGTTAATAATTTAACAGTGTCTGGCGATTTAGAAGTACAAGGTAATACGGTAACAATTAATACCGCAACACTAACGATTGAAGATAAAAATATTGTACTTGCGAATGGAGCAACAAATGCTTCACAAGCAAATGGCGCCGGCATTACTATTGCAGGTGCGAATGCGGAGATTAAATACATATCATCAACAGACACTTTATTAATTAATAAAGCGTTAGATATCACTGATATTACTTTAGCTGCAAATACCGAAACAACCGGAGCATTACAGGTTGCCGGTGGTGCATATATTGCGGGCAATTTAATTGTTGGTGGAGACATATATGTTCATGATGAACCGGTTGTAACTTTAAATCCGTTAAATCAAAGTATTGCATTATTACGATCCTATATGGATCAACCAGTGGGAAATGTATTATATGTCACCGGCAACGGTAACGATAATAATAGTGGTCATTCTTTCGCTAACGCATTAGCGAATATCCATACTGCGTTAAATAGAGCGCAACCATGGACTACCGTTTTTGTTAAAAGTGGAGATTATCTTTTATATGAGCAACCAGTCACCATTAAGAATCGCGTTGGTCTGGTTGGCGATAATTTACGAACAACCACAATACGACCCGCTGAACGAACTAAGGATATGTTCTATGTGAACAATGCATCTTATGTAACGGGTATTACATTTAGAGATCATTTAAGTCCTTCGGCAGTATTTTCATATAATCCGGACGGATCGGCAGGATTTATTAGTACAAGCCCATATATTCAAAATTCTTCATCTATTACAACTACCGGAACAGGTATGCGAGTAGATGGCAATTATGTTTCAGGGCTTCGCTCGATGGTGTGCGATTCTTATACCAATACGAATGAGGGTGGTATTGGTATCCACATGCTTAATAGAGGATATACGCAATTAGTATCGGTATTTACTATTTGCTGCGATATTGCAATTTTATGTGAAAATGGCGGATTTTGTTCCATTACTAATTCAAATGCATCGTTTGGTAGGCTTGGTCTACTTGCAAGAGGAGTTAGTAGCCCATTAAACTTTGGTAAATATGCAGAATCGTTTGAAACAGATGAGGGTACTCAATATCTAATCACAAATTTAAATTCTCGTCCAAATTATGGCGATGTTATTTTATTTGCAAACTACGATCAGGCAAAATGCAGCAGAGATACCGGATTAATTATTGATTCTCTTGCTTTCGATTTAGCATACCAAAGTAATACGCAGTCCGCATTTGCGGGATTGCAATATTGGTCTCAATCTTCGTCAGCTATTCCGAATCAATCGGAAGAAACAATTGCTGCATTTAATTATGCAAAAGATTTATCTACAAATGTTGCCGCAAATATTAATATAACTGCTCCTAGACAAGGAAATGTAAATCAAACATTTGGCAATGCTGGAGCATGGGTTACCAGAATTTCTGATGGATTTGATTTAGTTGCAAATGTTATTACCGGAGGAACAGTAGGTATAACGGATAGAATTATTCCGAATACATTTCCGGCAAATACAAATGTAGCTGTCAATAATGCAGCAAATTTAGTTATTGCTAATAAAGAATTTATTCAGAAAGAAGTCATATCATTTGTTAATCAAGAATATCCAGGATTTTTTGCGAATGCAACAAACTTTATTGATGCAGCAAATGCAATTACAAAATGCGAAAGAGACACCGGTTATCTAATAGATAGTATAATATTTGACTTCTTACATAACGGTAATCGGCAGGCAATAACATCGGGTGTATATTATTATACTAATGATTTCAATTCTACACAAATTGAAGACCAAGTTGTACAAACAACTGCAGCATATGATTTCATTGGCACTATTATTGATGACATTGTTAGAAATAAAAAGGTTGCTGCGTATAATCAAGAAAAATGTGAAAGAGATACTAAGTTAATTGTAGATTCTATTGCTTTTGATTTAGGATATACTAGTAATACGCAATCTAATTTTGCTGGATTGCAATATTGGGCGCAAACTTCTTCTGCTATTCCGAATCAATCGGAAGAAACAGTGGCGGCAATTGCCCATGTCAAAGTATTAGCTGCAAATATTGCACAGAATATTACAATAGCTTCACCAAAACAAGCGAACGTTTTACAAGTTTCTGGCACAGGTGGTACTGTTAATGAATCAAATATAATTACTAATAATTTTAATTTAGTTATTGATATCATTAATAATGGCACAGTGGGAATTAGTGATAGAATTATTTCAAATAAATTTCCTGCAAATACAAATGTAGCTGTTAATAATGCTGCAAATCTCGTATTATTGAATAGATCATTTATTCAAGCAGAAACTATTGCATACGTTAACCAAACATATCCAGGATTTTTTGCAAATGCAAATAACTTTATTGATGTAGCGAATGCACAAACCAAATGCGCTAGAGATGTTGGTTATATTTTAGATAGTACCATATTTGATTTGCGTCACGATGGTAACCGTCAATCGGTTCAATCTGGTGTATTTTATTATAATTTTAGTACAGCAAATACTCAAATTAACGAACAAATTGTGCAAACAGGCGCAGCATATAACTTTATCGGAACTATAATCGATGAAATTGTACGAGGAATTCCTGTTGCAAATGTTAGACAAAACGTATTTGTACAAAATACTACAGCAGCATCTGCCGCAACTCTAGCGGAAGCAAATATTGCACTACAAAAAATTAGTTTAATTAATAATATTATAACAAATGGGCCCAATGTTGCGTTAGCTAAAATTTCAATTGATGCGAATGTGGCAACAATATCTACAAATGTTTCAAATGCAGTTAAATTAATACTTGCGAATAAAGATTTTATTGCTGCAGAAACAATTGAGTTTGTAAATGCAACCTTATTTGATCCGCCTTACCAATCAGTATATACACAAGATACTACGTCATATCCGGCGGCAAGTTTGGCTGAAGCAAATGTTGTACTACAAAAGATTGATCTAATTACAGATATTATAACTTTAGGTGCAAATGCTGCCCCAGTTAAAAGCCCAATTTCTTATAGTACTTTAAGTACAAGTTCAAATGTTATTAATGCTGCTAAAATAATTTTAGCAAATAGAGATTATATTGTTGCTGAAGTAAATGGATATATTAATAGAAATTGGGCAAATATTAGTAATGGTACAGTTGCGTTTTATACTGTAGCAAATAGTACTCCGATGGTTTCAAATACATCGTTGGTTACTCTTTTAGAGGGCGCCACAGATACTGTAATATTGGCAAATTCTTCAGTTAGTTTCCACCAACCTAGTTATATTTCTGCTCTAGGATATACATTTGAATATATTGGTTCAGGTACAAATATACAAACGGCATTGCCTTACAATGGCGGATTCCCTATTCAGGAAAATGAAGTTACTGAGGAAAAGGGCGGCAGAGTATATTTTACAAGTACAGACCAACAGGGTGACTTTAGAATTGGTACAGAATTAGTATTTAATCGAGTAGATGGTACAATTTCTGGCAGGACATTTAACAAAGCATTGTTTGCAGTTATGACACCATATATATTAGCAATCGAAGGATAAAATAAAAATGGCAACCGCATTAAACGTATTTAAAACAATAACCGCAGATATTACCACTGAAGATAAAATTCTTTATACTGCCCCATCTAGAAAAACTTCTATTTTCTTATCGGTACAGGCAGCAAATTTAAACAATACTACGGTACAGATATCTTTTTACCATGGATCCACTGCTAATGTAAAAACTGCTCTTGCTAAAGATTTCAAAATCCCAGGCAACGACTCTATGGCTATTATTAGTGCTGGTTCTAAATTGGTTTTAGAAACTGGGCAAAAGGTATATGCAAGTGCTAGCGCAAATAATGCAGTTCAATTATTAATGAGTGTCTTAGAATCAGCAAATGACTAAACTAATATCCGGCAGAGTTGCGAAAGTTCCTAGCTCGAATGTTAGTTCGGATCGTTACCAATTCTTAGATTTATCAGAAGCAGAACCAGATTTAGGCCTTCCGCCTGAACGGGCGCATGTACTTACCTCAGATTTAAATGGATATCGAAGTTGGATTCAATTAGATTCCGGTAACGTATTAGAAAGTACTAATCAATACTTTACGAATACTAGAGCTAGATCCGTATTCACGGCAGGAAAAGGTATCGCAATAAACGGAGATGGTGTAATTATAAACACCGGGGCTTCGTTTGAATTCAACTTAGGTATAGATGGTTCAGGATATGGCAATGTGTTAAGTACCATGTCGGGTATTGTAACAATGCCGAATTCTCCAATAAACGATAGACATGTATTAAGATCATTACATATCACAAATATTAGTAATCAAGATGCATTGATATCCGGCAATATTTTATATTCTACGGGTAATACTGCACTGTTTGCCAATAAGCTACCAGTTCCAGTTGGTGGCGCTGTTGAATTAATGAGAAATGTGCAATTGCTACAACCAAGTGATACGGTAAATCTTCAAGGATTTACCTCAGATGGTACAGCCACATCTAATCTGTTACAATCGATTTATACATACGAAACATTTGCGACGGATTTTTCTTATATCGGAAACGGAATCACATTAGAAAATTCCAATACAAACATACAAATATACGATTCGGCGCAAGGTTTTAGTATTGTAGAAAGCATTAAGCTTGTAAATTTAGTAAATTCAACTGTTCCTGTTAAAGTATATTGGGGCGATGCAAATGGAAATCCTAAAGCATATTTAGCACATAATTTACCTATTCCTCCAAATTCTACGGTAGAAATAATAACGGCTCCAAAAAGAATTGAATTGAGTGATAAATTATATGCAAATTATACAAATGCAGGTGCCGGAGCAGTTTCTGCATTTATTTCTGCTAGATTAGGTTCAGTATATTCAATCGCAACATACACACCGTCCGCTTCTTCGTCAAATACGTTCTTAGCTTCATTTACAACTACCGAAAATGACGGTACAGTTATATACTACTCAATAGAATAGAAAAATGGCAACTATATTTCCTAAAAACTTTGCATCTAATTCCTTTACTGGATCGGTCGTTGTGCGCAACGGACATGCAAATGTCTTTCTTCCTACCAATCCATATGCATTAGAAGGAAATAAACAATTCGTAGTTAGATTAAGAAAAAATAGCACTAGTGGATTTATAGTTGCAACAAGTCCACAAATGACTATTAACGATACAAGTACAGTTGTCAGTTTATCTGCAAATGTATCTTCTGTTGCAGAGGGCAATCTTGTAAGTTTTACACTTGTTACTGCGAATGCGATGAACGGTGCAGGTATATTTTATTCCGCATATCCCGTAACAGCAAATTTAACTATATCTGATTTTTTAGGTGGCAACACTGGCGTTTTTCCTATAGTAAATAACCAAGCAACATTTGTTCTAAGGGCAAATACGGATGCTGGTCTTGTAGACGAGACCGGAGAAAAGTTTGGTGTTCAAATAAGAACAAATTCTGCAGTAGGCGACATCGTTTATTCATCCTCAAATGTAGAAATATTAGATTTCTATAAAACTGTCAATGTAATAAGTTTTGTTGAAAATTATACTGAAATTGCAGAGGGGTCGAATGTAACATTCACAATTACTGCACATAATGCAAATGCCACAACTTTGTATTATTATACTTCAGGTAATGTGTTACCATCAAATTTTGTGTCCGGAAATACTGGTTCTTTTATAATATCTACAGGGACTCCCGTAGTTGTAAATTTACCGACCACATCAATTATACCAAACAACGTATCCCAATCCTTTCAATTGAATCTTAGTCAAACGGGTGTTGGAGGAGTAGCTATAGCAACTAGCAATGTTGTATCTATTGTGGATACGGCATTGGCATTTATTAATGCCACCGGCGGAAATGTTACTGTTGCCAATGGTTATACCTCTCATAGATTTACCGATTCAAATACATTTAATATTACAAATTTGGGAATTGTTGCAAATCGAACTATTGAATATTTAGCAGTAGCTGGCGGTGGTGCCGGGGGTGTCGGGTCCCCCCCCCAATACATCGGCGCAGGAGGCGGTGGTGCTGGCGGTATGTTAACCGGTACTTATACTGCAACTAATACTGGAATTAGTAATATTATAATTGGCGGTGGAGCAAACGGGTTAACATTCAGCGGCGCAGCGGCCCGAGGCGACAATGGTTCTAATACAACAATTGCATCTCCATATATTTCTATATTAGCGTTTGGGGGTGGTTCTGCAGGTTATACCTACTCCTTGCCCGGTCCCATCGCGGTTTGGAACGGTGGCTCAGGTGGATCTGGTGGCGCCGCTGGATATAATCCATTTGCTTCACCTACTGGCTCAGCCGGCTCCGGAGTACCAGGGCAAGGTAATCCCGGCGGCTCGTATAGCGATAGCGCGCTTGAAGCCGGGGGTGGTGGAGGTGCCGGGGCAGCTGGAGAATCGGGAAGTCCTTCTCAGGTTCTGTTTGGATCATTTAGTGCCGCTGGTGGTGCAGGCGCAACCACACCATTTACTTCGGGTGAATATTTTGCAGGTGGCGGTGGCGCCGGTGCTTACTATGACTCGAATGACGGCGGAAGATATCTAGGTCTTGGAGGTACGGGTGGCGGCGGTAACGGTGGTGGTTATTTCCCCGGAGACCCCAATGGATCGAATCGCGCTGCTCAAAGTGGGGGAACAAATACTGGCGGCGGAGGTGGCGGAGGTAGAAGTTTCGGCAGCGTACCTAGCGGAAGCGGTGGCAGCGGTATAGTAATTGTTAGATATCGTTCTAGTTAAGTAACAATAAATAATAGAGTATAAAATAAAGTAAAGTATAAAAATGCCAATAATTAACAAAGGTGTATTTGATATAGATTCAGTTTACCTACGAGAAGTAGGTAACGATTGGCCTACTGCTCAGGTGATAACAACATCTGATGTAATTGAAACTACAAATCAATATTTTACTAATGTTCGTGTAATTGGTGCTCTTGTTGGCGCGAATGTTTCTTTAAATAAGTTAACTAGTAATATAGTTAATGTTAGCAATATAACATCTTCAGACGGCAACAGCATCACTTTACACGCTAAAGATGCCAATTCTTTATTAAGAAATGAAATAAAGTTAGACCCTAATAATGGCACCTACATGGGTGTGTGGTCCGGTGAACTTAATACTGCTTTTTCTGAAGGCAGTTGGGCCAACGCATTGTGGATTGAAAGCGCAGAAGAAGGCGGTGTTGCAGTCATTACTAATGCTGAGACCATTTATGACTTTTGGAATACTGGGGTCGGCTCATTTGAAACTATTGTTATTGAAGTGTCTATCAATGGCGGTTCACGGATACCTGTTCAATATAATAGTGGTAATGCCGTATCTGGGAATGTTAGTCTTGACTTGGCCAATGGACAACCCAGTGGCGTTCCTCCAACAAGCCCCACCGCAATTACAAGTTTAAATTTCTTCTACCGAACAAAAAGCAGTATTAATATAGATTATTATGGCGGTGAGATACTGCTTGATGCTCAGTCTATGGATATTGATCTGCGAACCACAAACAATCTTGATTTACGATCCAGTCAAAATTTAAATCTACGAGGTCTTGGGGTATATCCTGTTAGAATTTACACTAGCGGCACCAACCGCATGTGGGAATTTGATGCGGGTGGGTCATTAACACTACCAAGAGAGGGCAACATATACGGTATTGGTGCTGGTAGTGCTAGCGACCGGTATGGTTCTATGTCTTGGGTAGGTAATTCATCGGGCGACGGATTAGGTTTCAATACCATGAAGTTGGTACCCGATATTTTACTTGAATCAGCCGACCAATACATCATTATAGACCCTACAAGCGGTGTACCTGGTCACATACATATTCGTGCTGGGGGAACACAGGATAATAGTCAAGCAAATTTATATTTGGGTGGCGAAAGTAGTCATGTGTTGTTGGGTGCAGGTTTAAATCCTCCTGTAACTATAGCGGCCAACAATAAGATTTGGACCTTTGGCACAGATGGTACTTTAACATTACCTGCAAGCGGCAACATTTTAGGCTCAGCTACAATTTCTTCTGAAAATTTAGTTGGCAATATAGTTACCGCAAATATTATAACATCTAGTGTATGGAATAATATCTATACTGCTAATGTAATAGAATCTCCTACAAAATTATATTATACAGACGATAGAGTTGCTGCAAACGTATCCAATTTATCCGTCGGCGCATTATTTGATGTTATCATAAGCGGAAATTTAGAAACAGGTCAGGCCCTGGTCTATAGTAGTAATGCTAATGCATTTATTCCAATTTTCGTCAATAGCGAGGTTGCAAATGTAGCAGATATTGCAGGTAGAGTACTTTCATTAGAAAATCAAACTACTGCTAATGTAAGAGAGGCAAGTAGTAATTTATACTTTACAAATACTAGAGTATTGGATGCAATTTCATTAGCAACAATTAATCCTGGCAATATTAATGCACAGAATATAGTTGTTGATGTAATAACAGCAAACACATGGAATAGATTATATTCATCAAATGTTATAGAATTTAATAATTTATTCTATACAAATTCAAGAGTTATATCCGCAGTTGTACCATTATTAACGACTGCAAATGTTGTAGAACTTTCAAGCAATTTATATTTTACAAATACTAGAGTATTAGACGCAATTGCATTTGCAGATATTACTAATACAAAAAATTTAAATGCTTTAGGAAATATTGTTGCAAGAATAATTTTTGCAGATGCAGTTTACGCAAATACCATTACTTCAACCGGTATCATCTCAACTACTGCAGTATTTGATTCTCTTATAGTAAATACAAATACTATATTCTATGGTGACGTAACCACATACGGGGCAAATAATTTATCCATTTCAGATAATATGATTTATCTGAATAATGAATCTACGCAAACTAATCCCGACATGGGTTGGGTCGGCAATTACAATGACGGTAATTATCAGCACGCTGGATTTTTCCGAGATGCGTCGGATGGAATATTTAAGGTATTTGATAACTATACACTTGAGCCAGATGCAAATATTTTTATTGATACTACTAATGTATCTTTTAGATTAGCGAATTTACAGGCTACAAATTATTTTGGTAACGTAACCGGTTTTGTTACAGGGCAAGTAAGTAGTATAAGTAATCATAATTCAGACGCATTAGCAGAAGGATCAGTAAAACTTTACTATACAAATAGTAGAGTAATTTCTGCAGTAACACCATTATTAACGACTGCAAATGTATCAGAGTTAACCAATCAATATTTTACAAATAGTAGAGTAATTTCTGCAGTAACACCATTATTAACGACTGCAAATGTATCAGAGTTAACCAATCAATATTTTACAAATGCGAGAGTTCTTGCAAATGTAGAACAGATGAGTATCAATGTTTTAGCCGATGTTGACATTACAGATGTTTCTGTTAATTCTGTACTTACATGGAATGGAACAAAGTTTGTTCCCGGAGCAACAGATGTTGCATTACGAGCAAATTTTGCAAATACTGCAGGATCTGCCAATGTTGCATTACTTGCAGCTGTTGCAAATATTGCACTATTAACAAATTTTGCGAATGCTGTTTTATCTCTAAGTAACTTTACTACTGCGAATTTAGCGGAAGGTAGTAATTTATATTTTACTAACACCAGAGCTAGATCAGCATTTACCGCAGGTAAAGGTATTGTTATACAAGATAACGGTACCATTAAAAATACAGGTTCTCCTCCAGAATACAATTTAAGTATAAATGGTACGGGTGGAGGAAACGTCTTAGGCGCAATGTCGGCATTAATTACATTTCCAAATGTGACTAATGACCGATATTTATTGTCATCTATTCATTTAGTTAATACTTCGAATGATACAGCTTTAATTTCTGGTAACATTTTATATGCTACAGGTAATACCGCAGTATTTGCAAATAAAATTCCTGTAGGGGAAGGAAGTGTCGTAGAATTTATTAAACGAGGCCAAATATTTCAACCAAATGATAAAATTAATTTGCAAGGATTTAATTCGTCGGGTGTAGCCACCTCGAACTTAATGTCCGTAATGTATACTTATGAAACATTTGATACTGATATAAGTTATATTGGACTCGGGCAAACTATTGCAACAAGTAACACGCAAACACAGATATATGATTCATCGCAATCATATAGTATAATTGAAAGTATAAAATTTGTTAATCTTTCTACGGGAAATACCCCTATTCGATTAATGTGGGCCGACGCTAACGGTGTACCTAAAGCACATCTTGCATATAATGTTCAAATACCCGCAAATTCATCTTTAGAAATTTTGCAAAAGCCTAAAAGAATTGAGCAATATGATAAATTGTATGCATCGTATGCAAATGCAGCAAATGCAACAATGTCGGTATTCGTATCTGCAAGAATTGGTGCCGCTTATACGATAAGTACTTATACTGCCGCAGCTATCCCAGGAAACACATTGTCACTAGCATTCTTCACAACCGACAATGAAGGTACATCACTATACTACACAATAGAATAATATGCCATTAACTCCAAGTAAATTTGCAACAAATTCCCTTTTTGGGACGACTTCCGTCCAAAATGGGTTTGCTAATATAATGTTAGATACGATACCCTACGCATTAGAGGGAAACGTAAACTTCGTTGTTAAATTAAGAAAAGGTAGTATTTCCGGCGACGTCATTGCTACTTCTCCAGTAATAACATTACAGGATTTAAGTTCAGTTATTAGTTTAACGGCAAATACCGCATCCGTATCTGAAGGAAGTATTGTAAGCTTTACACTTACAACCGCAAATGCTGCAAATAATGCAAACGTATTTTACTCTGTATTGCCGGTTACTGCTAACGTAACCAATTCAGATTTTTATACTGCGAACACAGGTACAGTATCTCTTATTAATAATCAAGCAACGATTTCTTTATATGCAAACACCGACGCAGGTTATGTAAATGAAGATGGCGAAACATTTAAAGTACAAATAAGAACTAATTCTGTAACAGGTGACATTATCTACACATCTGCAAATGTTGCAATTGTAGATTTATATAAATTAGTTACTATAACAGGCGTTACGCCTAATAATGCATCTATAAATCAAGGTGCAAATATAATATTTACTGTTTCTGCACTAAATTCAAATGGAATAACTTTATTTTATTCCACTTCAGGTAACGTAAATTCTACAAACTTCATAGGTGGAAATACCGGTTCTTTTGTTGCGAATGCGACAGGCGGGTTAGTTGTATTGCAAAGTAATACCAGCATACCGTTGAACGAAATACGACAGTTTGCCTTACAAGTTAATCAAACAGGATTTGCTCCTGTACCTAGTGCAAATGTTGTAATTTATGGACCAATTTCATATATCGAAGCAACGGGTGGTACTGTAACTACTGCGGACGGATATAGAACACACGCATTTACATCATCTGCGAATTTAGATGTTACCAGTTTAGGTGCAAGTACTACTATTGAATATCTTATTGTTGCTGGTGGCGGTGGTGGAGGCGGCGGTGGTACTTCGAATATTCCGCCGTACTCAGGTGGTGGCCCCTACGGCGGTGGTGGCGGAGGCGGTGCTGGTGGCACATTTATTGGTAATGTTACGGTAGGGTTAGGCGGAACGGTTATTGTAGTTGGGGGCGGTGGCGCAGCGACATCACCAAGAAATAGAGCAGGATTTAATGGTACCGATACAACCATCGCGGTATTTGGGGGATCTACAATACTTGCATATGGTGGAGGTGGCGGTAGTGGTGTTCCAACACCAGGCCCCATACCCGGCGCAGCATCTCCGGGGGGGTCGGGCGGTGGTACTGCACCAGATGCGGTGGCCGGCGCGGGAGGAGGAACTCCTGGGCAAGGATACCCGGGAGCAGGTGGTATAAGTTGCGGCATAGCAGATAACTTAGGTGGCGGGGGCGGTGGTGCTGCGGAATCAGGAGTTAGTACAGATGGACCAAGTAATAGTCCTGGTACTGCGACCCGCGGAGGAGATGGTATAGGTGTACCTTGGGTTCCGGGATCATATGGTACCCCTGGGCCTACACCAGGCGCAAGATATTTTGGTGGGGGCGGCGGTGGCGGTAATTCTCCTGTGGCGATGGCATATGACGTGCGCGGCGGTCATGGCGGTGGTGGAGCTGGCGGAAATTATTATTCACCCCCATCCGGTGCATATGCAATAGGTAGGAATACTGGTGGTCGTGACGGGGGAGGATATGCAGATGGCAATACCGGCGGTGGCGGTGGAGGAAATGGTTCCGCGGGTGCATCATCCGGCACCGGCCAAGGTGGTCCTGGAGGTTCGGGTATTGTGATTATTCGTTACCCATACATATAATAAATAATAAAATGTTAAAACAAAGTAAAGTATAAAAATGCCAATAATTAACAAAGGTGTATTTGACACAGGTGATGCATTCTATGGAGTTGACATCTCAGCTACTGATGCTGACACTACATTTGCATACTCAACCATTGGCGATAAATTTTTACTCAATAAGACGATTGACGTAGTTAAAGGCGATGTTATAGCATCCGGCAATTTAATTGCAAATGGTTTAATAATTAGAAACATATCCGTTTCTGATCAAGTTCTGTCGGGACAAATTATATCTCTT